GAAACGTAGACAGGTGGCCAAGTCGGCAAATTTTGGTTTGCTCTTTGGCTCCGGTGCAAACGGCCTTCGCGAATACGCCGGTTCCATGGGCATAACCATGACCACGGACGAGGCAGACATAATTCGCAACACCTTTCGTTCGACTTATGCGGGCATTGCGGAATGGCAGGAGGAAAGTGCAAAGCAGGCGTTTCAGTCGCGCACGAATAAGTGGGCAGAGGTTCGTGTGCCGCACAGCGACATGCGGCGGTATTTGATGGGGGACATGAACCGCCTTACGACGCGCTGCAATACTCCGGTGCAGGGAGCTGGTGCGGCAATCCTTAAGCGAGCACTTGGGCAGTTGTGGCCCCACCTATTTGAGGCGGGGGAAGACGAGGTACGACTGGCGGCTGTAGTACACGACGAATGCCTACTCCTCGTGCGAGAGGGAAAGGAAGAGCACTGGAAAACGCAGCTAAGTCAGGTCATGGAAGCAGCTGAGGCGGAGTGGCTTGGGGAAATCCCACCACTTGCTGAGGCAAATTCAGGTAAGACTTGGAACACAGCGAAATGACCTAGTGCCAAGGACTGGACGGCAGATCGTTATGGATTGGCTGGCTGCGGAAATACGCCGTGCCTCTGTTGGTGACCTACAACGTGCGGCGCAGTTTTTGCAATTCGCACGTGAGGTTCGTAGCGGATGCAGTCAGCAACGCCGTTCCAGTAGAAAAGCGCAGAGCGGTGCCTGGCGAAAGCACGTCGATGATTCGGTTACGTGGTAGCGTGCTACGCTGTACTACAGCCACAGAGCCTTCAATGCCCATCGATAAGCCAAAAATCTGCATAGATTGTGTTTATTTTGCTATTGATAACTCATGCAGACGCTATGCCTGTAAACCGATGTTATGGCACTCACCCGAAGGCAATGGATTTGGGTATCCACCAACAACGCTGTGGCCTCAAGTTCTTGAAACTGATTTTTGCGGTGAATGGTCTGCTACGCTGTAGCACAACCACAGCGTTGCAATGATCCACGGACAGAAACGCTACTTCCAGGTCTTACTCGACCCATCACGCTCGGCGTTACTCGACGCACTTGCTGAGGAAAAGGGTTTGCGCCCTTCGGCACTCATTCGTGAGTTGACGTACCAAGGGCTTTCTCGCGCTTACCCGGCGTCAATGTATAACCTTGCCGATGCACAGGATGCGGCAATTCGCCAGGAGTCCGTGCATCGTCAGGTTGAAGGACGGAGGCGCAGACCGCTTACCGATTACGCAGGTGGTCTAGTTGTCACGGATTAGCAGCAGCTCCAGTCGTGCGATCTCGTTGGTTGCCTGCTGGAGCAATGCTTGCTGAAGGTTCCATGAGCGGTAAAGCGTTGCCGCAAGTGGTCCGACGTTTTGGGTGATCTCAAGACGCCGGGCCATTACCTCAATTTTGAGTTGATCCTCGGTTGCAACCCTTGGAATCATCCACTGCCCGAATTGTTCCACTTCTACGGGGCAAACAACCCCCATAATGCCCAATGAATTGCCCGAATTGCGGTAGCAAGAACCACCGCACGCCAGTGACGAACAGCGAGCGATCAGATCAGGTGATTCGCAAGCGGGTATGCAGTGACTGCAACACGCGGTGGTTTACGGTCGAGCTTGAGGTGCCGACGTATGCAGTTGGGTGGGGCGGTGCAAGCGGCAAACCAGTCCTACGTGCGCCTCTGACGCTTAAAGCGGAACACGTAGAGGCACTCGATCAGCGCGAAATACTTGCTGCCTGTAACCGCATCCGGTGGGGCGCGGATAACCTGGACTGGACGGATGGTAAAGATTTGTAAACTACCCTTGATACGCACCGCCTGCGGTGTATAGTACCAAGACAGGGGCAAGCCTCCTGCATCCAATCAAATCCAATCCAATGATCAACAATCCTTTTGTCAACCGCCTTGCTGTCATCGTCCTGATGTTTGCGGTCTACGCCGCCGGTGTCAGCGGTGGCCGTGAACAGACCGTGCTTACCGCTCAAGGCGAACCCGTCTGCCAGCAGGTGCTCAAGCCATGACCCTGCGCAACTATTATTTTCGCATTCGTGACGCCAACGTCTACGAGTGCATCAAAGCCACCAGTTGGCTAGAAGCCAAGGCCATTGCCACCGAGGAATGGCTGCCCTACTGGAACCAGATTGAATGGCTCACACCTACTGACCACCATCAAGTAAAACTTCCCAATGTCTGACATCCAAGGTGCGCTGCTCCTGTGGCGCGAAGATGATCACGCCCGCTACGGCGATGGCATCAGCCGTCCCGTACCCAAAGCACGCACCAAGCTCTATACCCTGATCGTGTATAAATCCGGCTCCATGCCGATGACCATGACCATGCGTGCCGAAAGCAAAGCGGCTGCCATCACTTACGCCCAGAACCGCTGGCCCGATGCTGTGATTGAACCCAAATGATTGACACACTACGCCGTTTGCAAGCACTTGTAAGTGACGCGGGGCTTTTTAAGGCCGGTCGAGAGCACGAACGAGAGCATCTCAAAGCGTTGATACACGTTCGCATGAGTCAACTGCATGAAAACTCGATAGCGTGGCACGAATGCCGCAATCTTTACGACATCATCAAATGAAACAGTTCCAACTCGACAACCAACGCCACGCCACCATGGAAGCGCTGTATGAGCGCAGTGGCCGCACCTGTGGCACCTATACCGGCCTTTGGCAGGAATACGCTGCCGACATTGCGGTTAACTTCCGAGACACCGACTACCAGGAACTGTACGACGCTGTATGCCTTGCCATGGGCAAAACCAAGTCCGTACTGATCGAAAAACACGCGCAGCAGGCAATCGAAGTCTGCCGTCAATACCTACTAGGCAAATGGCTGTAGGACCAGTATCGAGGCGTCGGCGCAATCTATCGGTGCAAATCCGCGTCACCGAAGAGGAGGTTGCTGCTGCCAGAGATTTTGGTAACGGCAACGCATCGCACGGCTATCGCATGGCCCTGCGCATTGCCACTGGCCGTAAATCGAAACCCATTCCACTGAGTACACTGCTACGAGCTGCTGCTGAAATGGCGGCTGAACTCGAAGACTCACCTAAACGCGGAGCACCTAGGCAATCAACATGAATGAACCGTTTTTCAAGTCCTATCTACTTAGCCGTAACTTCCTGCTTGAGGACATCAAAACCCTTAACAACGCAGAGCTGGACACTCTGAATATTGAAACCATGGCCGCCCTTGAGGAGGCCCGGTATCAGTACGCACGAGTTGAAGACAAAACCACCGCAGATGGCGGCACTGTGTTTGCTCGGATGAAGATTGCCGGTTATTTCCAAGCTGCGATCAAGTTGGAGCTAGACGCTAATGACTGATCAGATCAACCCTGATTACTATCAACACGGGCCGGTGGAAGCCATCGATGTGATTGAGGCCGCCATCTTGCGTGCGCCTGACCCAGTGTTGGGCAACTGCCAAGGTCACATCCTGCGTTACATTTTGCGCATGTGGGACAAGGGCGATTCAGTCGTCAATGCAGCCAAAGCACAGTGGTATCTCGATCGACTTATTACCAAACTGAAACCATGAGCGCCCCATTCCTGAACTGGCTCGAAAACTGCGCAGTGCGATTGCTCATCTCCAGTCCACGGGTTGGCTTTGTTGCGGTCAAGCACCACAGCTTTAACCACATGTACGTTGTGCAAGACGCAACGGACAAGCAGGTTGACGCAATCATGCAGGAGCTGGCCGAGGAACCAGAACCGCTGTCGATGCAACTGGAGCGGCTTTACCACGAGCCAGCGTATGGAGAAAGCGAATGATCGTTCTCTACAGCGGCAGGGTAATTGTTGAACGCTTGAGGTTGTCCGACAACTGGCGTGCCAAAATTCGCCTGCCAGGCCGAGCTGAAACAATTATTGATCTCTGTACGCCAGACGTGCGAGAGGCGTACATCCGTGCGCAGTACCACTATTTGGCGTTACGCAAAAACCAACCAATTGAAGAAATTGAATCCGAATTTCATGGAAAAGCTAAGTGCTGGTCTTGTATCCATTGGTTACCACGCGGCAACGAATGCAGTCTTGGGTTCCCCGAGGCACGGCAGAATGGGGGGCGCTTTGCCGCACGCTGCGGGTTGTACGACGATGGAAAGGAAGGTGCTGGAGCGAATGGACCGGGGCGATGGCCGCTGGATTGAGCTATTAGACCACAGCTTTGGAGAGGAACCTGTCTACCGGGCCTGTGGCCAAAACGGTGCGCTTTGCCGGTACACCAACGACCTTTGGCAGGCAGAGATTTACGTGCAGTATTACTGAGTAAGCCAAGAGTCAATCGATTCCTCGCGGGTCAAATCGTAGAACGCCTGGCCACGAAACCACTCGCGCCAGTCACGGTGCCCCTTGCTGCCATTGCAGGTGATGCAAGCGCCGCATAGGTTTTCTGGTACGGTCAGGCCACCAAGCACCTTGGGGATGATGTGGTCCAGCGTGGCGCTACGGGGGCCAAGCTGCTCGTTGCAGTAGGCGCAGCAGTAATCACTTCGTAATAACACTGCATCACGCCACCGCCGCTTCGCCTCCTTCCTCGGTATCAGCGTCGTTCCATCGATCTGATGATCCACTGAGGTTTTCAGGTAACGGGAACAGTTCAAGTTCAAGATCAATCAGATCTTCTTCGTCACGAATAAACTCCGATATTTGACTATAGATATTTGCGGCAAGATCATCTGAGTCGATATCCGATCGGATGACGACCTTGGCAGACACCTGCATGACGTAGGCTCGCATTTGTCAGAGCCAACGGCTGCCCACAGGATAGCTCGGGAGCGCCACCGTAAACTTTTGTCACAGCAGTTGCCGGATCGTGCACTGTAGTGTATGATTGGTGCACGGGAGGCAACTCCCGCAATCAAATCAAATCCAATGAACATCACACACGCTTCCACCAAGGCCGACATCATCGACGCATCCTGCGAGGTGATCGACACCCAAGCCGAGCAGATCAACGACCTCAAGGAACGCCAACTGATCCTCTGGACCATCGTTGGCATCCTCACCGTGCTGCTTGCATTTGGCGCCTAACCTCCACGGGGCACTTCGGTGCCCTTTTCATTACCACCTAATTCAATGACCTACTACCGCTGCGAATGCCTCGCTGAGGATCTGATCAACCGCTACATCGCACCCAAAACCGGCTGGGACAAGATCAAAGAGGAAGACTTCCAGCGCCTTGCTGACCTAATCTCAGACAAAGGCGCATGGGCAGGCTTCTGCATGGTCAAAGCAATCAGCAGCTGGATCGACTAACCATGACCTACGCACTTTTAATCGATGCCATCCAAGTGGGTCCATTCACGACCCACATTGCTGCCACGGTCTTTGCCGAGCAAAACGGTTTTGACGACTACACCATGGTTGAGCTGTACGACCCAGCAGAGGCACCGGGTCTGATCCACCGGCTGCGTCAACCCTTGCCAGCGTAATTCCAGTGCGATTTACCACTTGCGTAACGACCACGTTCTACGGCTTGCCTGACGTTTTCGGCGTGGTC